GTCCAGCTGGTCCATTTCCCGAGCGGGAGTATGACCATGCGGTTCGGCAGCACCTCGAAGCTGTACATCCATTACTCGGCCTCCGAAGATAAGATCACGATCGGTGTACCGGGCATGGATAGCGAAACCCAGTGGCTGATGGCTGGTCAATACTACGTCATGGCAGAAGCATTACTGGCGACGCTCGCCGAGGATCTGCTGTAATGAACGCCGACAGTACCGAAAGGTACTGTCGGTGCTTTCTTTTTTTTTTGTGCTGTGTAAATTAATAAGATACCACATTATCGGATGGAGATAACATAACCTGGGGAAAGGTAAATGCGTGGTGCTTTAATCGTAGCTGTAGGTTTGGTCTTGACAGGTCTGGCGATAATCGCCGCCTCTAACGGTCAGTTAGACAAACCGCAGCGAATGGAAGGCAGTGATGCCATTGTGGTCGCCATGCGCAAGTGTCTTGATGAAGGTGGGGATCAGGCCCTCATCTATCGCCAATGCTGGAATAAAGCAGAACTCGTAGGTAAACGCAAGGGAGCTAAGTAATGCGCAAGTCCAAGATTTACATCGGTCGTAACAAAGGCATCGACAAGTTCGGCCGCAACAAACTCAAGAAGATGCCGTCGGTTCTCAAGAACTACTTCTTGCTGCAGATCCGCCGTTGGGCTGAGATCCAGCAGCTCAAGATCAACATGAACTCGACGTTCGGCATGGCGTCTCAAGCGCTTGAGTCAAAAGGTTACGAAACGGCGCTGGAGCGTCGTATCGGCATCAGTAAGCGCTTTCATTCCGGTAGCTATCACGGGGGCATGGTTTAATGACGACTGTAGTATTCGATGGCGTCACTCTGGCAGCCGACTCTCAGCGTAGCCGCGGCATGGGCTCGGGCGATCGTCATTGCGTCCATTGTAAGGAATCGATCAACGCAACTGCGTCGTTCGTTGAGAAGCTTCAAGTACCTAAGAAGGCGGTGTCCTTCCAAGGCGAACGTGTCGTCGCTGTCGCCACTGCCGGTACGGTGAATCTCACCCAAGGCCTCGTCCACGCCATATTCACCGGGATGGATCTTGATGCGGCTATTGAACTCCTGAAAGCCACCACGACAGAAAATCAGACTCTGCCCACCGGTACCGTGCTGGTTCTCACCAAGGAGAGTTTCTTCGAACTCAAGATGGGCATCAAGCACAAGTTCACCGTCAAGAAGATCACCAAGTTCCCGTACTTCGCTGGATCTGGTGCTGACGTGGCTCGTTGCGGCATGGACATGCTCGGCCTCAGCGCGGCTAAGGCGGTTCAGTTGGCCCGCCAGTACGACAAGGCTACCGGCGGTGAAGTCCGCTACATCGCCCGTAAGGGCAAAGTCAAGACAATCCCTGTCGATCGCATGATCGAAACGAATCATTCTCGCGGCGAATGACCAGGACCCTAGCAGCGTTAAGGGCTAGGGTCTACGCAAAGGTCTACGGCGAATGCTCGGACCCTGAGAGTCTACGACTAAGGGCTGCTGCGTTTGAAGTGGACCTCAGGGATCTAAGCCATTACAGCAGAGAACGTCGCGAACTGATAAAGAAGGTTCGTGAACTTAACGAATACGCTGATGCGTTAGAACGATTGGAGAGATAATGGAACGTAACAACCTCCACAAGGAAGGTGAGTATTACGTAGTGCTGCTCGGGAATTTCCATACGCCGTCCCCGCATACCGGCTTCACGTACGAGATCAACAGTAATCTCCACAAGGAGATTGCCCGACTCAACAAAATGCGGACACTCTATTGCACCTTAGGCGGACCGACTCGACGTGCGCACGCCACATCGGAAGATGCGATCATTGCATTTCAGAATATCGAGATGGATGACATTTGTGCTCTGGTGCGTAACGTGCATATGCGGTACGAAGACGATCAAGCTTTCCTGCTCGGCCAACTTCGGTTTGCTGGACCTAAAGGTCAGATCGCCAAAGACATGTTCGCAGAACCGGGCAAAGCGCGTATGGCGATGCGGTCACTTCTAAAACCGACAGTCAGCACGCACAAAGAAATCGATCGCATCATCACATTCGATTTGGTCTACGGCGAATGAGTAAGAACTCTCAGCGTGCCAAGCTCTGGTACGAGGAAGGTAAACGCGACGCACTATCTGGTAAATGGAAGCTCAAACGAAGGCCACGCCATGGGGTGTTCAAGAACGCAGCCATGTGGTCTTACCGTAAGGGCTTCCAACACGGCCTCGCGGAATTACATCAGCAAAGGAAGCGCGAGCAATTGGCAACATTCAAAAGGAAAGCCGGGAGGGTCATTCGCGATATCCTGGTCTTCGGTTCCATCATCGGCTGCGTAGCCTACGTAGCGTTCTTCAAGTAAGGAAACCCCATGCCAAAGATTCATTTCATCAGTAAGGAAGCTGCTGTCGCGCTGACTAAGCCGACGCGACTGATCGGCCTGCGCGGTAGTTACGACTCGCCAGCCGTTTACCACGCTAACCACATTCAGCTCTTGCAGCTGAAGTTCGATCCGATGAACATGTCGAAGGTCAAGCCGGAAGGTCAAATCACCGACGAGCACATCCTCTCGATCATCGACTTCGCGTTGGTAGCGTCAGAGTCTCGTAAGGAGATCATCGTCCATTGTGGCGAAGGCCGTATCCGCTCTCCGGCGGTGGCTCAGTTCATCGAGTACATCCTCGAGTTCATCTACGAGGAAGAGGACGCGGCTCCTGATGTCGAACCTTACTACATGGCCACTGACCACCCTGGCTGCATCGGCAGCGCTGGCGGTATGGACCGTGAGTTGTTCTTCCGCATGAAGATGTTCTGGGAGCATCGCGGTAAGAAAGACCCTCTGGTTGAGATGTTCCACAAGAACCGCAAAGCCGGGCACAAGGTCGTGGAGATCTTGCGCGATGCAGGCATGGTTCGTTACATCCCCAAACATCTTCTCGACAATCGCTACCCCGGCTATGTGTTCTGTCCTGAGGACAGAACCAATACCGAGGAGTTGACGTTCGAGGAGCGTTACGCCTTGATGTACCCCGGCTGCAAGCCGCCGACGAATGAATTCGAGCTCGGCGACGCGCACTGTGCTGTCGAAAACAACCGCACTCCAACTCACCGCATTATCCCAACTATGGACAAGGAAGCTGTATAATGACTGCAAAGAAACAAACTGCCCGCGAAGAATTCCTGGCTAAATACCCGACCCTCGACACCGTAGATGTCGCCGTTGCCAAACCCGAAGAACTGCCAGCGGGCGAGCGCTTCGTCGTTTACCAATACTTGAACGGTAGCTTCGAGGTACGCGCCATTCAAGAAGTCGCTGAGCGTCTCATCGACAGCCAGCGGTCTGCCTGGTGGCCAAAGGTGTTCAAAGCCATTGTGGACGGTAAGTACACCAAGCTCAGCGTTACTCCTGATGTTGCCGATCCACGCGCGCACATCAAGGCCAGATGTAACGAGATGCGCGATAATTACCGTCAACTGTTCCCAGACTTCGAAATGCCGTCGACGCGTAAGCTCGAGAAGGACCGCTACGGCGTCCCGATCAAAGTCTTCGAAACCGACAATTGTCACTTCTGTGAAGTGTTCGACGACAAGTTGTACGAAGACCTGGTCGGCGAAAAGGCAGAAGCGCTCATTGAGTTCTACAGCCTCGTAATGCGTGGCGAAGTCACCAAGCTGCGCGAAATCAATCCTGAGACTGACAACATGACTGCAGAAGCCATGATCAAAGAGCGCGATAAATACGTGGTTGAAGAAGGCGAAATGCAGATCCATGATTGGGGTACCATTACCCTCATCGACCTGCATGCATGGACAGCTATCGGCTCTCCAGCTGATCTGCGTCCTACGCACTACGTCAGCCTCACCCACGGTACCAAGCCACTCACTCGTAAGTTCTACTTCCGTGTTGAGCAGGACTTCTCGTTCACCTCTCGCCATGGCGTTGTCGTCAACCATGCCTTGCTGAACAAGCAGATCAACCTGCTGGCCATCGAGCTGCTCAAAGCGCTGGACTATACCGACTGGCTCGCCTACAAGACTGCGGACCGTGTCGGCGCTCTGGGTTCTGCGCGCCGCGAACTCACCGGATTTGAGCTCTCGACGCCGTTTGGTATACTCGGCGCCAGTGTCTTGGACCACTCGGTCGACTCGTTGAGCTCCGTGTTGCGGAAGATGGACTTCAAGCGCAAGCCTACCATGGTGATGACTGCCGCTGGTAAGGAAGTCGAACTGAGCGACGCCATCACTACGTTCAGCCTGACTACCATCAACGACATCACCAAGCACGAAAACGTGGTCAACGTTGACGTCGATGAGATTTCGCGCGAGATCAGTGTCGACATCGGCCCGTGGGCGTTCAGCACCAATCGTCATTCCGGCATCAAGGCGGCAATCAACACGCTCTGGCCTGGCGTGACGATCACCCTGTACGCCAACCCTGGTCACTACCCTGACTCGGCGCTGGTGCAGAAGATCACCGACATCGACTACGAGGCCTTGGAAAGCCAAGTAGGTCCTAAGCTGCACAACGAGGTCTTCGAGCCTTGTGAGGGCGTCACCATCAGCCTCGAGAACGCCACCTTCCGGTTCGTGTTCGAGTAACGTTTCACATACCCGCGCTAGGCTATGTCCTAGCGTGGGACTTCTTCCCCCTGCCAACTTTTTTATTTTGGATTCCTATGTCTCTCGATCTTTCGCGATTCCAACTGGAAATGGCTGATCCCGTCAAAGGGAAACTCGCCATGATCGTCGCAGCTACTGCAAACGGCGAGATAGGTTACAAGGGCACCATCCCATGGAAACTCGAAGGTGATCTTCCCCGGTTCAAAGACCTGACCACGGGTAACGTCATCATCTCCGGGCGTAGTACTCACGAATCGATGCCGGCTGTCATGGTCGGTCGTAAGCGTATCGTCGTCACCCGCTCGCCGGAATACGCTTCCGAGGTGCATGATCCAGAGAACGAAATCTATGGCGTGTCCAGTGTCGATGAAGCTCTGGAACTGGCCCGTACGTTCGACACCGAGTGGATCTTCTTTGTCGGTGGCGCCAGCATCTACGAAGAAGCCCTCGACATCGTCGGTACTGTGTTCCTGACGCTGGTCCACAAGACAGCACCGAAGTACGATACTGTCATCAAGAACTTCCGCCTCCCTCAAGATAAGTGGGTGCGGCAGCATCTGCGTGACGTGAAAGAATCAAACCCCAAAGCGCCGGAGTTCCAGACTCCGTCCCACACCTACTACACCTTCGAGCGAATCGAAGCAACGGAGTAAGGCATGAACGTCCCATTCCCTGTATTTGAAGGTATCTACGTAGCCTGTAATAACCGCGGTGTAATGCCGATCAAGGCCGCGGTCCATTCGACCGATTACGGCATCAAGAACCACCATCTGGTGCAGTTCCTCTACGCCCACCCGCCGGGCAAGTATCAGGGTCTGTCGCGCCCAAGTGCCGACAAGATCGAAATCACCTATGAAGAAGGTGATCTGAAAATCCAGGTGATTGGCTACGAGATTCTCGACCACTTCCGTAACATCGAGAAGGGCGGTAAGCCGCTCGAGTTCACCTACCCGGAAACTCTCCACTACGGTATCGACCTCGCTCAAGACCTCTGGGCGAATAGCCCGTTTGTGGAAGACGTGACCTACGCCACCTTCCTGGAGCGCACGGCGAAGAACGTAGCGGCCATCGCCGCAGCGCGCGTCCGTTGCCTGGTGATGGAATCTCGCTACATCGAAGAACTCACCAGCGCCAACCTGGTCCTGAAAGATCCGAACGTCAACCAGCACTCTGCCGGCCTGTTGCGTAACCTCCAGTTGGCAGTCCTGTATCCGCTGTTGCGTGCACGCTCCATTCGCGTACATATGTCGCCAATCGTGGCGGTCGAGCGTGCGCTGGAAGCCGTTCCTGCACTGATGCGCGACGAGATCATCCACTACCTGACCAGCGACGAACAACCTCGCTCGACGTTCTCCGTCCCGCTCAAGAACTATATCGAACGCGTCATCGAAGACGGCGCTCTCGATCAGTCCATGGTCGGCAATGCAATGACCGATGAAGAAGTCGAAGCTACCCTGCGCGACATCTTCTCCGATCTGCGGTTCGGCGCGACGTTGAACTAACGACATAAGCGGCGGGGAAACCCGCCGTCTTTTTTTTGCTCAGTTAAAGAAATTAGGGTAACACATTACTGCCCTGGATAACCACCATTAATAAGGACAGCAACATGTTGGCTTTCAATAGCGTCGAACGCTCCCGCATCTACACCGCCATCGGCAAGATGATCAAGAAAGATCGAGGCTTCCCGCACTTGCGCTTCATGGCATTTAACGAAGTCTTCGCGATCACCAAAGCGCACATGTCGGCCCAAGGTCTAGGTACTCGCGGCGGCGTTTACACGTACGAGAATAGCTTCGGCCTCGGCGTGATGATTCATGGGGAATATGGCAACGTCGCTATCGAGGTTTCCCACGACTGTAAGGACACCAACATGTTCGTGTCTCCGCAGTACGTGTTCCACGACCGTCAGGTCGAGGGCCTGGTGGAGATGTCGAAGACGGCAATGAACTTGATGGTTCGCTGCATGTGCGCAGGCTTTAGCCTCGAAGCTGTCATGCAGTGGTTCGATAGCATCTATCGTCTCCACACCAACCGCCGCACCTCGCCTAACTTCAACCCGCAGCAAACGTTCGACAAGATGTGCACGTTCCTTGAGCCGGGTTGCCGACTCATCGAAAACAAATACCAAAGTCTCATCAATAACGAGAGACTACATTCCTGGTTCTGAGGATAAGTGAAATGCCGCTACGCAAGCAAACTCAACCCGCTCCAGTCTATAAACCCATCTACGTGGGCGATACCTACACTACCAAGCGTAAAGGGTCACACGCAACCCTAAGCGTATACGTGGTGGAAGTCAAACGTGATAAGGTGAAGCTCAAGCGCGATCAGTTCTGCGTAGATAGCTTCACCGAATCCCGGGCCAAGATGGACGCCTACTACGTCCGTCAAGAAGACAAGTCCACCCGTTGCCATGATGAATGCGTAAAGAACATCATCGGCTTCGCAGACGCCAGTCTCGCAATACGTCGAGCAATCGTCGAGCATCGCATGAAGCATAACGCCCAGTTCGATGAGTTCGTAAAGAGCACCACCTCCTGTGACGTCAATCACGTCGTCACGGAGTTTTCTCTGCGTACGGCACTCTAAGCCTACGCATTAACAATACCGACACCACACGGTGTTTAGGAGAGCCACATGGCTAGCAATAACATTCACAGCGCAACTTCGACAATCTCGGCCAGACTGATCGTTCTGGCAATGGAGAGAAGAACCACTACCTACGAAGAGCTCGCAGGTCTCGTGGGCATCCCTAACAGGGGCAACCAGATGGCCAAGACCATCGGCGGTCTGCTCACCCACATCTTCCACTTCTGCATCGAGAAGAACTGGCCGCACCTGACCTCGCTCGTCGTACGTAAGTCGGGCACCAACGCCGGACTGCCCGGTTCTGGATTCTGGAATCTGCTGGAAGAAGTGGGGGCTGAAGAAGCCAAGGCCTACACCAGCGGCGCACTATTCTGCGCCCCGAAGAATGTCAGGGCATCTATCGCAGGGTATCTGCAACTGCGCTGCTACGCTTACTTCGAAAAGCTCAACGGACCATCGGTGTTCGAGGAGTACCACATCGCAGACTCTGGCCGGCTTCAAAGACCTCCAAGCGGTTACTCGAAAAACGCAGCTGCCCCTACCGACTCCGAGTTGGCGGAAATCCCTTACTTCAATCTCCTCAAGGAGTGCGAACGTGAGTTCATCAAATCTCGGTTTTCGAGATGCGGGATGGATGAGCTTGAGGAATTCATCTCGCTGGTCCTCAATAGATCTGCCGATCTCCCAATGACCCTGCCGTCCAACTTGCATCATCTCCGTTCCAGGTTTGCCGGACTCAGAATTCCTGGAGAGGGTGGGAAGACCTACTACGAAGTATCCCAAGAGGTCTGCTGGCACATTACCGGCTACAAGGAACTGCGCGTCGATGAACAGCAGTTCCTGATTCGCCACCTGGCGGCGCGTAGTCCGCTGGCTCGTGATCGCGAGATCTCGATCATCAATAACCTCGGCTTCAACATCCCAGTCGCGCGCATTCGCCAATACCTCCTCAATGAAGAGAACCCGACCTAATGGAAGGCATGAACGTAAACATCGAGCTCAATCCCGATGAACCACTCCCTGAGTGGATGTTGGCCAAGAACGCTGAAGAGACTGACTCCGAACGCGTGATTGACCTACTGGAAGAAGCGCTCGGGTCTTACGAACGCCTCGGTCGGATACAGCGCCGTGACGTGATGGATCTGATCGCCACTCTGGAAGAGCATGGGTTGAAACTCGAACTCATCTGAGGACGAGCTATGAAACATAAACCTCCGCTCAAGCCATTCACGGCTAAGCAGAAGAAAGCAATGTGTCGATTGAAGATCATCATGGCAGTTACCATGGCGATCTCCATGTTGATGCGTTGATCCACAAGCCGCGGGGCTAACCACCCCGCGTTCTTTTTTTTTGTCGAGAAATCAAAATGACCCGAGAAACCATGGACTTCCGTCAACGTATCGAGAACGTCATCAAAGACGTGGCCGCAGAGAATAACCTTCCGTTCACTGAGGTAGGTCTGGCCGAACTTACCGAGCTCATGCAGCCTAAGGTTCATGAGATCATCTGGGTGCTGCTCGGTCTGGATCCTGAAGATGTCGAGGTGAAGATCGCTATCACCGCATCTCCTGTAGAGCGGGCAACGCATACCTGGAAGACCGACATCAACATCAAGGCCGGTACTCCTCGTCCTGGCTGTAAAGGTTGCCGGAGTTGCTCGAAGGGATCTCATTGATTTCCGTACATTTTTACGGAACGTGTAGATAAGATGTAAGAAAGATAGTGCCGTAGCTCAGCTGGTAGAGCGCACCCCTGATAAGGGTGAGATCGGTGGTTCAATCCCACTCGGTACTACCACTTGCATCTGGATGGGTTCCCGAGCGGTCAAAGGGAGCGGCCTGTAAAGCCGCCATTAATTTTTCGAAGGTTCGAATCCTTCCCCATCCACCATTTACGACCCTTGCCAGGCAGCGTATTACGCAGCGCGCTTAACTAGCCGTAGATCGGCTGGAGGGTCACCCTTTGTTCCACGATAACTCAGTCGGTAGAGTAGCGGACTGTTAATTCGCCTGTCCCTGGTTCGAGTCCAGGTCGTGGAGCCATTTTCAATCGGGGTATAGCTTAGCCTGGCCTAAAGCAGCGGCCTTTGACGCCGCGATCATTGGTTCGAATCCAATTACCCCTGCCAAATCAGAAGCTCGGTACTCCTATGCCAAGCCTAAGATCCTAGCCCCGTGCCCTCCCTACCCGAGGCGCTATAGCTGCACGTAAGGCTTTGTAGTTACATTAGACCCTACGACGACGAGGAGCCAGTCTGTTGGCTTTGAGTTATCAGGGAAGCGCCAGCGCCGCACATGCCGAGCACTGTTCTAGCATGGTCAGACACTAGCTAGTACCGCGCAAACCTGCCTGAAGCGATATGAAGGCACCTTGGCCACTAGGGTAATTAGTGGCAAGACCTGGGGAATGTCCTCCCCAGGCGCTTATTCTAACTCTGTAGCTCATTGGTAGAGCGTCCTCACCTTCCTGAAAAGGATTGCAGGTTCGAGTCCTGCTTGGCCGGCACTATCGGCCAATGGCGGAATTGGTAGACGCAAACATGAGGAAGGCAGCGGGTTCGATTCCCTGCTAGAGTTACCTATTCAATAGCACTGTAGCTCAGTTTGGTAGAGCGTCGTCCCTCCCTTAAGGTCGCCGGTTCGAGTCCGGCATCGCCCGTATGGGTGATTAGCTCAGTTGGTTAGAGCGTAAGGCCAACTTGACGAAGGTCACTGGTTCAATTCCAGTCAGTGCTCCCTATTCAGAGAAACTTGTGATGCGCAATAAGCAACTGAAAGAACTCGAGGTTAGTCCAGAACTGGAAGCCAAGATAATCAGGCTGCTGCACGTCCACGGGGATCTCTACACCACCGACCTCGTTGCGTTCGATAAGGTCGGTAATTTCTTCAGAAAGCAAACCGAAGAAAGCATCACCGCTATGGGTAAAGAACCTAAGTGGTGGCGCTGGAAAGGTTTTGCCGGTACCGAAATCCTGTACGATGGTTTCTTTGATGACCTCGAACAGTTCATGATCTCGGAAGGTTTGCTTTAAGCTACATGCTTCCTTAACTCAGTTGGTAGAGTGCCGTCTTCGAGCCTCCTGGCCCCTTAAATGGGGCAGGCTCACCATACCTGGCGGAAGTCCGAAGTTCGATTCTTCGAGGAAGCCCCTATTCTCGTTCCTTAGCTCAGCTGGTTAGAGCGTCGGCCCCTTAGCTAAAAGACACGCCGAAGGTCCGTGGTTCAAATCCACGAGGAACGCCCTATTCATCCAACCACCCGCAGAGATCTTTCATGACTCAGAACTATCTGGTGAACAAGAACGTTACTGTCCTCGCCTGGTCGTCTCAATCCGGCGAAGATGGTAAGCCTGGCTACAACGTCAAAGACGAAGCCGGCAACGTAACCTGGCAATCGGAAGAGCAGTTCCTGAAAGATCACTTGCCGCTCGGTCACATCGACAGCCGCCCGGCGCATGTCCAGCGCATGATTATCGAGCAAGCGCAACTGACCGCGCGTCACAAAGGTCTGTGCTCGTTCCTCTACAACGTGGGTCAGGGCGCCAAGCCTGAAGGTCTTTCCGATCTCGATGTAGACATGATGATGCAGCAAGGCGCGTTCATGGACAAGTACTCCACTGTCCTGCGTCGTCGCATTGGCCGCGCTACCGAGCGTCGCCTCGAAGCCAAGAACCTGCCGTTGGTCGATGGTAAGTTCAACGTGTTCGGCTTCGGCGATCCCAGCGTGTTGGATCTGACCGACAGCGTCGGCGCTATCCGCTTCAACAACGTCCGCACGGCCGATGGTATCAAGCTGTCCCATGACCTCTCTGCTATCAAGCAGATCGAAGGTCAGCGTACTCAGAACTACACCCTCAGCATCCCTGGTGCTGAAGACATCTACCTGAAGGTAGATCCTGAGCGCGCCTTGCTTTCCATCACCGTGCCGTCCAGCATCAAGACCGAGCTGTTCTTCGACCTCGAGGTTGTTCTCGAGAACCCGAACTACCGCTGCGCGTAAGTTTTATCTCCGCCTAGCTCAGATGGTAGAGCGCACTCTTTCGGTTCGATTCCGAACATGCCCATCCCTTCGGGGTTCGGCGTGGATCAGGTACATGAGTGAGGTCCGTGTCTCGAAAACACGGGTGGAGACCTATTTTCCAACGTGGTATCGCTAAAGTGTCGCAATCGTCCAAAACGCTACATCAGGACATCGCCCAGCAATGGGGAAAATTTAGGTACGACCCGAAATCCTAACTGCGACCGCTCAACAATACAATAGGCGATACACTGGGTATGTTGGAGACCTATTAGGAGAGAGTGCAATGCTTGAGTCGTATGAAGAAGGAGTGGATTACAAGTCTCCTAGCGGACTGCGATTCAAAGTCCTGTATAAGGCGCAACATGGGCAAGATTGCTCTTGGCCGATGGTGGTCTACACAAATGTGGAGCCTACCCATGATGCACCGGCAGGGAAGATCTGGACCATTGCTGAGTCCATCTTCATGCGCACCTTCTCCGATTTCTAAACAATACAGGATACCGGCATGAGCGAAGCTACCAAGTTCGAACCAGGTGATGTCGTCTACCTCAAAAGCGGTTCTCCGGAACTGACCGTCGAGCGTTATGATGAGGAAGACGAGCACACGGTGGTTCGTTGGATGGCCGATGGTGAAGTTCGCGCTACCGGCTTCCCGGCGGCTTGCCTGACTAAGGAAAAGCCCAAGTTCCTGTAACGATCATCCCTGGCTAGCGGCTGGCGCTACTCCGGCGAACTGCGATACGATATACTGGAAAGGGTTTCATGCCTGACGCACTTTCCCGTGTCCGTCGTTTATTAGTTGGTGGGGAGTTCAAATCTCCCGCTCGGGGCCTAAACATACTGCCGGGATAGATCCCGGCTTTATGCCGTAAACTTTCATTTATGCTGGCAAATGTATGTCAGAGAATACCGGAGCTTAGCATGGCCTTTTGGACAGCGCAGATTAGCCAGTGGAGACTGGTGCAGGATAGGGGAATCATCCTGGCCGATACCACGGTAAAGTCAGCTGTGGAGTACGAGTTTCTCGCACCCACTTGGACGATGGTCATGAACCACAAGGGCGAGCTCATAACCGACGAGATGTATACCGAACAATACCTAGCGCTATTACGCGATCGGTACGGTAGTTGGCGTCGGTCTTTCTACGATCTGCTCGAATTGGGACGAGACAGTGAGGTGGCCATTGCGTGCTATTGTAGTCCCGGTAAGTTCTGTCACCGACACTTAAGCATAAACGTTTTACGGAAGATCGCTGAGAAGGCGAACTTACCGTTTGAATATAAAGGCGAGATTACAAGATGAGTAAGAAAACGGTCTCACAACCTCCCTTCAATCCGAAGGAGATGGTACAGAGCCTGCTGGCGCCATTCCACGCCGAACAGGAGTGGTTCGAGGAACAGTACAGAAGGGCAGCTCCTCCAGACGACATCTGGTTGCGTGACTGGAAGACTGTGGGGTTCTTCGTCCCACGTCAGACCGGCCGTACCAGAGCTTTGGCTCAGATCTTCAACCTGGTAGGTGAGGCGCTCTACATCGTACCGAACCTCAGGATCAAGAAGATGCTGATCCAGAACTGTGCGAACGAGAACCCTGATTTCATCGGGTATCCCCGTGCAGAATTAGAAAGCGTTCGTGTGTGTACGCCATACGAAGTAAAGCGCTCGATCCTGCATCGGAAGAAAGGTCTGCCCGATCCTATTCCCCCAGCAAAGCTCATCATCGTCGACGATGCCAGTTACTTCTTCTGCAATATGAAGTATACGCAGTTCTACGAATGGCTGGCTCAACGCGGTGGTCGTGATCAAGTGATCCTTCGGGTCAACTGACTGTAACTAATCACAACCACACATTACCGTATAGAGCAACACCAACCCAACTGCAATGGAGCTTCACATGCAACTGACCGCTGAACAAATCGCCAAGCTATCCACCGAGAACGGCGAAACCTACGCTACTCTGGCGCATCTGAGCGACCAAGGCGCCAGCCTGGTATTCGGTGACAATTCCATGGAATCGGTCCTGGTCGGCGATACCGCCATCACCGAAACCATCGGCACCCGTATCTACTTCGGCACCGACGGCAAAGTGACCCGCAGCACCGCACCGACCTACAAGGCACCGGCTCCGAAGCAGGGTCAAGGTTCGACGGCACTGCGCCCGGACCTTTAAGCAGCACAAGCGAGAGCAGGGTCGAAAGACCCTGCTCTTTATGTCGTTTTATTTTGTAAGGAGATAGATGTGTCGTTGATCATTTACAAGGATGGAGTCCTCGGCGCTGATCGCTGTGGTGTTGTCCAGCCTTACACCACCTATTCCAACCTTCAGGAAATGCGGAAGCTGTACGTCTGCAAGACCAAGCGCATGGCTGTAGCTTTCTGTGGGGACAACATCCATCCTGAAAGCGTTCAGATTGCGATGGATATATTCAGCATCGTACTGATGGGCTGGGAAGCGGCTGAGAAGAACGTCGGCCCTGAGTTCACCGAGGAACAGCGGGAAGCATTCCTGGGCGACCGCACTTATTTCGTAATGACCACCACTGACGCGTGGTGCGTTGATGGTTACCGCTGGACCCATCTGAACGAAACCACCCAATGTCGAGGTAACGGTGCATGGATGGGATACGTCGGCTTGGCCCACGGCCTGTCAGTCACAGACACGATCATCTCAGTAGGTGAGCTCAACCCTGAGGTAGGTACGGTGGTTGATGTCATCGGCCAGAGCGACCTGTTGCCGCTGATCACTCCACCTGCGAAGCCAGCGCCGGTAGAAGTAGCGCCTACCCGTAAACGTGCCCGTAAGCCTCGAGTCCCAAGGATCGCTAAGTAATGGCAAACGTAACTGTATTCAAAGACAACGAGATCTTCCTCCAGACCGGCATCTTGAAACCTAACGATCTATACACCAAGGTGTCGATCGATTCGCTGATTACCAAGTACGGGTTAATCATCCCGCTGGAATGCAACTGGCCGGTGATCTACGATTACTTCGATGGCACTATCGATGAGATCCGCCAGGCTGAAGTCGCCAACGTCTGCAATATCCTGACGCCTAGCGGAAAGCTCTACGAGTTCCGCGTACCCAACAAAAGCGAAGAACACAAGACGTACATGCTGCGCCGCCGCGTACATTACGGGCAAGGCGTTACCTACGTCCGCGGAGCTGCCAGTAAGCTTGAAGAACAGATGACCATGGCTGTTCACATCACAAAGAGCCTTGACGAAGCGGGTCAACTGCTGCGCAAGTGTTCGCTCGGCGGCTTACCGCCTTACGAGATCTGGAAGGTCGAAGATATCTTGGCGCTGCTGCATGCCAAAGGTTTCACGGAGGACCACAACCTCAAGCCTCCCATCCGCAAGATCACTACCGAAGAAAGGCGCGAACGCATGACCGATCGGTTGCAATCTGAAGTTGATGAGAGCATGGGTTACGCGGAACCCATGAACCAAGCGACCGATAACGGTTAAAATCTAACCCAATGCCTTATGTTCTGACATAAGGCAAACTGGAGACTGTAATGCTTGTAATCTACCACGCTGACTGTTTCGACGGCGTCGTTGCCGCATGGGCAGCTCGCAACAAGTACGGTGATGATGCCGACTACATCGCCGCAGCTTATGGTGATAACCCACCCGACGTTACCGACCGTACGGTCATCATCCTCGACTTCTCCTATCCGCCGAACGTCCTCGCTGAGATGTGCGATAAGGCGAAGATGGTCACTGTGCTCGATCATCACGAGACGGCCATCGAACGTATCGACGAATACTTCGAGAAGGCGGGCTATCCGAACAACCTCGACCTGCGTCTTGACATGACCCGGTCTGGTGCAGGTCTGGCGTGGGACATCATCTTCCCCAATCAGCCGCGGCCGACGATTGTCGACCTTGTGGAAGACCACGACCTGTGGAACTACAAGCTGCCTGATACCCGAGCTTTCATCGCAGGCTTTGCCACCTTGCCTATCGAAATCGATTCGGTGACTTACGCTCATGCGTATACCGAACATCTGATTGATGTAGGGCAGCCGCTGGTGGCGATGGAAGATCAGCAGATCGGCCGACATCTGGAAGAAAGCTTCCTGGTCAGCTTCGCTGGCTATGAGAACATTCCGATGTCGAACGTGCCGCGCTACAACGGCAGCCGCGTCGGTGAAGAGTTGATCAAGAAGTACAACTCGCCGTTCTCGATCACTTGGTACGAAGACGCCAAGTTCCGTTACTACCGTCTGCGTTCGCTCAAGAGCTCTGACGTTAACGTCGCCACCATTGCCGAACAACACGGCGGCGGCGGTCACACTAACGCGGCAAGCTTCAAGCGTAACCGCATCGATCATCTCGATATCGTCGAACTCGTGTAAGGAAACAAGATGCCAACCATTCTGGCCGATGAAGGCCCATACGTAACGCTCAGCAATATCAACCTGCACAACAAGATCGACGCAGTCGCTCCAATGGTCTACCGTGTAGGGACCAAGGATGAAGAAGTCATCCTGATCAAGGACCGCGAAAAGTTCAAGGTTCCGACCAAGCGCTATGGTCAGCACGATGCTTACAAGACCAGCTTCATCAGAACCTACGGTGAGGCCAAGGGCACCACCGGTATCTTGCTGACCGGTCTGAAAGGTGCGGGTAAGTCGTTGCTGGCTGAAGACACCATCAACTCGGTGATCGAGAAGTTCAAGCGGCCGTGTCTCATGATTACCAGCGCCATCCCGGCCTCGGTGATCAAGCGCCTGATCCTGGCGATGGGTAAGTGCGTCGTCTACTTCGATGAGTTCGGTAAGTACTACGAAGAAGAAGCTCGCGATAAGATGCTGACGTTGTTCAGCGACTCGGATCTGGAAGGGGTGATGTTCATCGTTACCTCCAACCATGTCCACGAGCTCAGCGACTACATGATCCACCGCCCTGGCCGCTTCCTGTACAAGATCAACTACGAAGGCATGCAGGAAGATGCCATCCTCGAAGTGATCGAAGAGCTTCAGCTCAAGCCGGCTATCCTGGCATACATCCTCGACTACTGCAAGTGTCACCGCATCAGCTTTGACATGCTGCGAGTGGTAGCGAAGGTGGCCACCGGCGCCAAGGATCTGAAGGCCTTCAAGCAAGAGCTCAAGATCCACAACGTACCTGACGAAGTGTACGCGAACTACAACCTGCGTGAGATCCTGCACAACGGTGAGGCGTTCAAAGGCGACAGTCGTTTCGTGCATGAGGATGATGGCACTATCGTTCTCGAACTGCGCGATCCGAAGTCCAACGAGATCGTCGACAGTGGTAAGTTCGAATGGCTCACGGCCTCCAAGGTCGAGACTGCCGCTGATGAAAGCGAATGGCGTGTGGTGATCAGCCCAACCATCACCATCAAGGTCAATCGCAATCTGTCGCCGTATAAACAGCGCGCAACCAATTCGTCGAAGATGAAGCGTTACCGTCATGACGATGATGAACCGCACCTGCACAGTGACCCAAACGATCCATGGGGCGCTCCACCGCCCGGTCAGCATCGTCGTTTTAAAGGAGGTGGTAAATGATTGCAGAACTGTTTGATACGCCAGACAAGCTGCCGCGCCTGATGGTGCAATACAGCGATGGTAATATCGAGCGTCGCGACGCGATGTTGCGTTTCCAGTTCAATAATGCTGGACCGCTGGCTTACGATTCAATCGATAGGCTGGTGTTCGATTTCTCTACCGAATTCGCCGATGCTCGCCGTCGTGGCGAACGCCGTCAGATCGTCACGATTACTTCGCTGGTGGTCGAGCCGTTGAAAGACCCGCTGGTCTGGGTTCTCCCAAACGGTCTGGGCGGTAAAGCGCTGGACTATGCGGTGGCCGTAGCGCTGAATTGGACCGAGCCGTATTACGGCCGGGGTACGATTCGTCTACATGAGGATCGCGAAGGTGAACCTCCGTTCATCTCCTACGATGCGCCGGACCCGGATGAGGAAGAACTTGAGTTCAACCACACCTACGGCTTCAATCCATCCCGCAGTGTGAACATGGCGGCACACATCGCCATCAATAACAACATCAACACGCAGTTCCGCACTCGCCGGGATCCGGAAGGCCAGTACACGCGGGCTTGGATCGACGATGAAACTCGCTTTGCTGAAAACTGCCAATCGTATTCGGTGGCCGTATGTAGAGCGTTGGTAGCGTACAGGTTCCCTAACGGGATGGCGATCCCACTTTCGTTCATCCGTGCTGACGAAGCCCCGGCCGAGAAGTAATTGATGCGGGGCTCTTGCCCCGCTTCTTTTTTTTTGCCTATCTAAGAATTAGATAGTCACACATTTTGGAAGTGAATAACCAAACCAACCACTAGGATCAGGACTACATGAAAGTTGCAATCTTTTCGGCATTGATGCTGACCGCTGTTATCGCTAACGCCATGCCGCACTATGACGATAGCCTTCCGGAATTCGAATACCACAGAGTCACCACTGAGGATTGTAAGATGGTGGCTGACATCAGTAAGGGCGCAGTAGCTGCTCGTGCTGAGAACGCAGGTATGGACTCGGTGCTGCTGGGTTTGATGAAGCCCGAACATCTGCAAGATGACGGCTACCGCGCAATGGTACCGATGGCTATCGCCAACGTGACCAAGATCTTCAACTCGCCAGCGGCTGCCAAAGCCGAAGTGGTGGGTGAAAGTGACTACGCGGACTGCGTGCTCTACATCGGCTTCGATATGCCGTACCAGAAGTAGTCGTGTTTCTTTACTGGGCATTTACTTGGTATGGGCAACCCAATCAGGAGATTCATCATGCCAGCTTGTAAGTATACTCCCGGGCAGATTCTCAAACACTACAAAGGACAGGAGTACGTGATCGTTACTACTCCTGAACTGCATCATGTCCGACTCGAACAAACCGGTGAATGGGCCTATGGCTACGCCAAGCCTGGTCTGCCGGTCGATGACGAGAACCCACTCTGGCAACGCGGCCAGGCGGAGATCGAGGACGAAACTCGCTTCGCTCCCGTCCCTAAAGAAGGAATCAGCTGATGAGCATCGTCGTCTGGTACTTTGTCCTCGGCGGTGACGATAAGCCTCGTGAACCGTCTATCGACTGCGAGCCCGTCTTGAAGAAAGTGCCAACGACGAGCACCAGCATCGCTGACATCAAGCAATACAACTATTGTCGTGACATCGAGATAGCCAACAGGGAGTTCCATGAACGCGCCTGGCTGTACTTGATCGTCATCGCAATAATCATCGGTTTCATCACCCTAGTCGTACGTGACGTACGACACCCCAAACGGAGAAAGTCCCCATGAGCAACGCCGAAACCAAAGTCTATTCCGTCGACTGCCTGCTGGCTCTGGCTACCGCTGTTACTCACGATATCGTGGACAACGGCAAGAAGGTCATCACCAAGGTGATCATCGGCGGTCAAACCAGCCAGTGCGAGGGCGACGTCATCACTACCGGCCAGACCATCAGTTCCCTGATGGACAACAACCTGGACATCGCTCTCAACGCTGCTGTCGAAGCGATCGAGAACGGTGCCGACGTGTTCGTCAATGGCAGCAAGATCGTCATCGCTACTGAAGAAGAGCAACACGCCTTCAAGCAGGAGCGTGATGACGCTCAGATCGCTCGCATCGCACGCGGCGAAGAAACCCTGTCGTGAGTAAAGGTGACGAGGCATTCAAGCAATGCCTCGAAGCCGCATGCTGTATCCCGTACAGCCCTAAGTACGTAACGTCGATCCAACGACCTGCGTGGGACGGTTGTGTTGATAAGCATCATCCGAAGTTTGACACCAGCGAGGCTATGGCTGCAATCCTCCTGTCGTTCTTCCTGATGATGCTTGTCGGGTATGGGGTGATCTTGGCAAGTCGTAGTCATTTCAGGAGAAACACCCGTGACAGTAATCGCTAGCACGGATCGCTTCCAGAAGAAACGCGAAGTCGACACAGCCGGTAAAACGCAGCTCGACTATGCGGTCGCTTTTGAAGAAGCAGTTGAGTTGTTCCCGGATAATCCGCTTTGGTCGATCGCCGGCAAGATTCAGCGCGAGTTTGCTGATGGGAAGTATCGTGAGCAGCATGCGATCTATACCGCAATAATCTCCCGTGATTCGGATACTACCGGCAAGTTGGAGAACGTCGGCGAAAGCGTAGCTGTTCTGTGGCGTACTAAAGTTCGTCCAGAGCACGATTGCTTCATGGCGCTTCAAGCCACCCGTCAGAATCGTCCAGATGACGTCGAAGCCATGCCGGATTACAGCATGCTGGAAGAGCTGCTGGCCGATCTGCTCGAAGACTACGGACGGCTCAATCCGGCCGTGGCGATGTTCATCGAGAGCAGTGTCAGACTGTTCATCGAGAACGAACTCGATGTTGTCTACGTCGACGTCGAAGAGGGCGGGGGCATGTTCGACATCCAGGGGTACGTCAAAGGGCGAGACTTGCTCATCGACGTGCAGTTCGATATCAACGCACTGGTGGAGGATTGCGATGTCTCGTCGTGATCACGTCTACTGCTGCGAATGTAAACGCCAGCCGTGCCAATGCGTTTTGCAAGGCTGGCTTTTCACCGCTGGCCTAGTCATCGTCTGCTTGGCGGTGTACGGCGCTTACAAGCTTTTCAATTAACCCACCCGCAGTACCACTCGAGAGTAAAACATGAAGAAGATGCTCGTCGCCGCACTGGCCATGATGGCCATGTCGTTCAACGCCCTCGCTATCGAAGGCAAAACCCTCAACTTCTGCGGCGGTGCAGAAGGCGGCTTCTACGAGTCGTTTGCCAAGCAGATCGCCAATGATGTCGCCAAAGCAGCCAAGGTCCAGGTTGAGGTGCTGTCGACTGAAGGCTCGGTGTCCTCGGCCCAGATGCTGAAGGACGGCGACTGCGATGTCGCCATTCTGCAAGCTGACGCCGTGATCTCCCGTCCCCTGCCGTCTGACATCGCCGTCAGCGACGCCCACAAGGAAGCCATCTACTGGCTGTTCGGTAAGGGTGGCGTGAGCGACTTCGGTGACATGTCCGACAAGGAACACAAGAACAAAGGCATCGCCGTTGTTGAAGGTTCCGGTGCTGAAGTGACCCTGCGTAACTTCGGTAACGTCGACAAGGACTTCAAAGACCTGAACATCATCGTCTTCGACGACTGGTTCTCGGCTGCGAAGGCTGCTGCTGACGGCAAGGTGCGTCGTGCCAAGAACGACATCCCAATCGCTGGCATGGTCTACATTGGTCGCCCTGGCAACATCAGCTCTGAAATCACTGGCGAGTTCAAAGAAGACCTGACCATCGGCGAGATCGATGTCTCGAGCTTCAAGGGCGTGAAAGACGCCATCGGTGGTCAGCTGTACTCCACCTGTGAACTGACCGACAAGCAGACCAACGGCCTGAAGACCTCCACCCGTCTGAAGCCCGATACCTACTGCGTCAATGCTCAGATCGTCTACAACAACGAGCTGTTCGACGGTCTGGACAAGAAAGATGTTCGCCTCCTGCGCAAGTCGCTGGATAAGGCCATCGTGCAAAACGTGCGTCAACAGCGCGTTCAGTAACACGGCATAAAGCGGGGGAGAAATCCCCCGCCTTTTATTTTTTGTAAGCAGCACTTTTTCTTAAAGAAGGAACTCGCATGAAAACTCTCATCGTATCCGTTAACACTAAGGGCGTTAACTTCGTAGCTGGCTTCTTCGACGTATTCCCTGTCGCGGTTACGTCCCTGTCGCCAGAGGCGCTGACCAAACGTCCGCAGCATCTGAGCATCGTAGTCACCCCTAAGGTCGGCGAAACCGCTGCCGAGTGGGCTGCCCGCGTAAAGGCCGATGACCGCTACGGTCCTCTGGTCAAAGACTATCTCGAACTCGGCCGCGTACATCTCGCGTTCAGCGATGACGGCAAACCACCATTCTCCCACCTCGACGTATAAGGAAACAATCATGAGCAACTACGAAAAGAAACTTGGCGACATCAACATTACCGTGTTCACTGACTCCTTCAATCCGAAGGGTAAGTGCATCTACACCAAAGGCGCTGACGACGTCACCATCATCTTCAACTTCAGCACTGACAAGCCGGTCAGTCCAAAGGTGCTGAAGAAGCTCTGGAACGAAGACAAGGAAACACGCGCTATCTTCGGTGTTCTGGAGAACGTGGTCGAGAGCACGCCTTACTGCCACCCAATGCCGAAAGAAGTCCAATTCGGCAGCTGGAACTTCCAGGTCTATTCGACTCGTCGAGAAGGTAAGCGTCTTCAGAAAATCAACGAAGTGTTGGGCGGCCTTGCCTTCGCACCAAAGAACCCGACCGAAGACGAAACTCTCCCTAACCGCATCATCAAGTTGGGTGAGTCTGCATGATCGCCATTGATCTGATCCGTACGAAAGACGGTGAGACCTACAAGTCGAAGAAGACCGATCAGCCTTGGGGTGCGTTGAGTCAGTTGCTCGAATGCGATATCGGCTGGAATAGCGAAATCCTCGAACTCACCGAAACCCGGCTGGTCAATCGCGTCAAGGTATTGGGCTGCATCGACGACACCGTTTACACCGGTACTGAAGAAGAAATGAAGTACCTGGTCAAGGCGGCTGGCTATGCGGCGTTACTGCAAGCCAAGCAGCTACAGCCGGAATATCGAGACGCGCTGGTAAGTAAAGTACAGCATCTCTCTGGCGGTAATGCTCGCGTCATCGACATGGGCCTGCCGATGTTCCTCGGTAGCGGCGTCAAGCGTGGCGCCATCATCGGCATCATCTGCGAAGGTCACGAAGGCGACATCGAGAAAGTCAAGCAACTCGATTACTCGCGTCTCATCACGCTCCTTGAATGGAAGGTGGAAGGCGCTGATCACGAAACACTAATGTCTACTATCGCATAAAGGAATTTGCACATGAACAATCTGGTTCGTCGACTGTTTCTCACTCTCTGCCTGGTAGCTGGCCTGTACGGTATCTCCGAATTAGGCAAACAGGAACCGCTCGGCGACCGGATTGCTGAGCAGATCATCAAGCGTACGAATTAAGGGGATGATGATGGCTGAACAACAAATGGAGTTGGAGTTGGATTGGCAAACAGCTCTATCAGTGCTGAAGCATCACATCAGCGCAACCCAGTTACGAATGGACCGTCTCGAGAAGGCGTTCCGAGAAGCTCCTGAAGTGACCAGACCTAAAGCCCGCCGACAGTTCAGCGGTAATGTTGACGCTGCCGTTGCCATGAACTTCGGGATCAAGCTGACCGTCGTCGAAGTTAATGGCGGTCCTTGGCATTACGTGTTACGTGATTTCAATGACCAAGTCCTCGCCTTAGGCAATGCTTACATGATCGTAGGACGACAGTCCGATGGATATTGCGAAAGTGTGACCATCGCTATGCTGCGTCGAGCCGATTATAAAATCGTCGTGACCATCCACCTTGAGACATCCAGGTGTTTCGCTGCATTGTTTTACAAAGGCGGCAAAATGCTTGAAACCGAATTGAAGGAGGTGCGTGATGCGCCGGGAAGTATTGACCGCTAAGAACCTCTCCAGAAACCTTAAGGAACATGAGGAGGCGTTCAAGTCCCGCAATGGGTACGAGGTAGAACCTCCGCCCGAAGTAGATGGTGACGTAAGCGGTATCATCGCTCAGATCGTCTTACTGGAAAAGGTCTCTGAGAGGGTTATCAACGAGGCTGCTCGAAAGATCCGCGATCTGTCTGAACGCAAGATCAAATACATGAGAGCATCATTGATGATCTATCAGGCGATGGGTTATAAGGACAGGCAGGAAGCTGCTGCCTTCAACTCAGATCCTGATTTCATCGCCAATCGTAACTTCGGCCGTAAAGACCCAGGTGTTCTGGCTGATGAAATCACAGCCGAACGTTTGAAGCGACTTGCGCGGGCGAAGGAGCTACTGACGCCATTCTTCGATGAAGTAAAGTCGTGGGATAACTTTGGCTGGTTCGGTGCATTTGCTTCTGTTCCTGATTCTAAAGCTCGGTTCCTCGCTGCGGCCATTCAATACGTTGCAGAGCGTCTACCCGATGCCGAGCATGAATACAGACTCGGCATCGTCTGTGCTCTGTCGTGGCGGTTCCGACCGATGCGTCCAGAACGTCGCAAATGCGCGCGAGTTTTCTGGATCGGCACTGGCGCAGATGTCTACCAAGTGGCTCAGGAACTAGGTGACGTATACTGGCCGAAAACCAAAGGTGAAACTCCACCTGAGCAATAAACGATTTGTATCCCTGCCTGGGTAACCGGGCAGGTTTTTTATTTTGTCGAGGTGGTTATGAATGCAGCAAAGATTCAGGAACTGATCAAAGCCCTCACCTCTAGCGGAAGTTGTCGAATCATCCTGACAGGTCCGGGCGCTGAGGGTCGTCGCTACATCGCGAACACTATCCTCGATGAGTTGGCGCTCGAAAGTAAGTCAGTCCAAGACATCGTGATCGTAGTCGAGGAAGAGAAGCACCTCGACGCCATGGTGAACATGCAGCAGATCCTAGCTCTGCATCGCGGGCGGAAGTATCCTGGCCTGATCGCTCCACCTGACGTCGACGACATGATAGATGCGCTGGACGGGCTGACCAGGGATCCGATGGAAGGCTTCAAGCAACTCATCGATTCCATCAACCCGGACTCGAAGCAATTCGTACTCGGCATTCCCAGTAAACGGAATTCTGGTCGTACATTGTTGACTGGAGAAACCGGTAGCGAGCGTAAAGCTCATGCCAAGAAGGGTTCTGCTAAAGCCCACGATCCGCGCGTTAGACGTCGCGGCTATTAATTGACATTCCACATTAGGAGAGTTACATGATCGATCGATTGCACCACGAGCAAAAGAATACTGACTTCGTTGACGTACGCGTCGCTGAAGGCGTAGCGATGACTCCAGGCACCATCCCTGAGTTCACCGGCGATGGTTACGTGCAGAGCAACCTTGCCCACGGCTGGCATGCGCTGTTCCGTGATCCGTCCAACAAAGACTTCCCGGTCATGGACCACCTGTACCTGGTGAACCAACACACCGGCCAGCAGCTGATCCTGCGCCTTGGTCTGGCTAAGCCTACCCGCCGCATGCTGGTGCCTATCGAGTCTGAGTTCGATACCGTAGAGCAGCAGCTCAACGCGATTCTCCACAGCTGTGATACCGGGGGGTTCCAGCTTTACTGGAGAGCGCGTGACGTCGAGTTCAAGGACAGTAAGTCTCTCGGCGATGAACTCCTGTACACCAACATCGGCGGTGTCATGGTCCATATTGCAGCTCTGGCAGACCCGCGCCTGAGCTACTACTGGGCTCGCGATCTGCCAAACCACGACTTCCCCGGACAGGAAGCTGTGATTGAACGCCTGAAGGCCATCAAAGACCTGATCGGCAATTGATGTAAAAAGATAAGCAGCAAGACCATTAGATGTAAATCCCGCAAACAAGGACTGTAATAATGACTCAAGAAGTAGTTGGTAACTCCGTAGCCGAGGTTCTGTCGGCCTCCGGTGCTGATTTCCACAAGGCCCAAGCTCTGGCGATCCAGACCTTCAAGGAAAACTTCGCAAGCTTCGGCCCGCATCTGTACTCCACCCGCGGCAAAGGTCTGTCGACTGTCTACCGTCAGGCCTTCCCGGAAGAGCTCCAGAAGCACAACAAGTGCACCAGCTGCCGTCTGTTCTTCGAACGCTTCGGCCACCTGGTCTTCATCACTCCGGAAGGCCGTACCGTTCCGGCATTCTGGGACTCCAACGCCGTGCCTGAAGAATACCGCGCCTCGACCAAGGCTGTGGAAACCTTCGTACGTCGTCAGGGCGTTGCCGGTTACTTCTGGACCGAGCACGCCAGCTGGGGCGAAGAACTGACCGACGGTCAGCAGAACGGCGAAGCGGTGAAGTGGTCGCACTACTTCCTGCCGAAAGATCTGGTGCGTCAGGTGTGTTCCGAAAGCAACGTTGCCGAGAACATCGGCCGTTACGCTGAGAACTTCACCCTGCTGGAAAACGCGATCAAGAACTACCCGCTGAAAGCTATCGCTGCCGCGGTCGTGATCTCCGAATCCTGCGGTCAGATCGCTCTCAAGCACACCGAACTGTTGAAGTGGTTCCACGGCGTGGTCAAGGCGAAAGACGACCTGGGTCTGAAGGACACCCTGCTGCGCAACTACATCTGGCGTGCAGTGGCTGAAGGCATGGCCATCAACCCAACCTTCCCGCGCGTCGGCACCAACGTCGTGGCTTCCATGCTCCTGGATCCGATCGTCAACGGTCGCTCCACCGAGATGGCCAAGCGTGCGTTCATCAAGCAGATCGATCCGGTCAACTACCGTCAGCAGACCGCTGCTCCTTCCGAAGGTAACGTCGAGCGTGCTCGTCAGATCTTCGAAGAGCTGGGCCTGGGCGAAGAAGACCTGCTGCGCCGCCTGGCGAAGATCGACGAAGTGGCCAATCGTTTCACCTGGTCGCCAAACCCGATCGAAGTCAAGCAGCCTGAGAAGAAGCTGTTCGGCAGCCTGACCACCAAGCAGGAAGAAGCCAAGCCGCAGATCAAGGAACACATCGCTCCGGCGGTGACCATGACCTGGGAGAAGTTCTGCGAGAAGGTTCTGCCTAACGCTCGCACCATGCAGGCTCGTCCCGCCATCGTCCAAGGTAACTTCTTCTGCGTTACCGCGCCGGTGAAGGAAGACTCTGGTCGTATCTTCTTCTACGACCACGAGGACAACCGCAACCCGTTCTGCTGGTACACCAGCTCCGAAATGGTCGACATGCGTCAGTACAACATGGCTCCTAACGTGTTCCATGACGTGGCTGGCGTCCTGCCGATCCCTGGTACCTGGACTGGCGGTGAGGCTGCTGCGAAGTACGCCGGTGACATCATCGTGCTGGAAGGCCTGAAAGAACGCAACCCCCGCAAGCTCTGCCTCTTCAACGAACTGCTGCGTCGCGAGTTCAAGGAAGTGGAGCGTGTGATCAGCGCGTTCTCTGACGGCGGTTCGCTGGAACTTGACGTAGAGCGTCCGGCCATCGGCCTGCGCCCTGCACAAGGCGCACCGTTCATCATCCGTGTCGAGACTGAATTCGGTAAAGCCGATTACATCATCGACCGTCCAGAGTGATGCCTGAGCCGGGTGGGAAACCACCCGGCCTTTATTCCGCAAACAGGAGATTACCGTGAAGCTCTTCGGACTCATCGAAATCAACTGGGCAAAGAAAGAACCGCCCCTAGATAAAGATACAACCGTGGCCGATGTCTTCCAAGCGTTACAGGCCATGGGCCGTATCGCAGCACCTGAACCGGGTCAGCATCGGCGGGTAAGGACAATCGGCCGTGCGCGCATTACCGACCAGATTGTCTTCCCGGAACCGAACGACCATAATGACGTTTGGGAAGTCCAGCGCCTGACTAACTTGGTTCAAAACGTCGATAAGATGTTTACCAGGGGATGGATAGATATCTGTGAATTAGACAAAGCGGTCACCGAGTTCAAACTGTGTCAGCCGCCTAGGGCGAAAGCTGCTTATGAGAAGCTCCGCCTGCTCCACTGCGTCAGTTTCAATAAATACCTGCCGGGTATCTTTGAGCAAGTACCTGACTTGATGACCTGCGTCTTCAGCGAAGGACGTCTACCAGCCCAACCGGTAAGCGATAGCTTACGAATCACCCAGGAGTGACACGATGTCCACAGAAGCCCTCCCAAGCAATAACGAAGATTCCCACGTAGTCGTACTCGATGCGGGAATCGCCTCACGCGACAAGATGGTGCAGAAGCATCGCGATGTTCTACAGAACGCCAGACTCTTCATGTTGCGTGTCTACCTGATGGTCACCATTGCTGGGATCATCATGATTGGCGCTATCGGCTGGATCGGCTGGGATACCAAGAAGACTGGTTATCTGTCGTACCCAGTGGACTGCAAGATTACCAAGAATGACGCCACCGTCAACGGCACCAGAACATTCGGTCAGCCCTTCATCGACTTCTACGGCGCGTACCGTCACATGAACAAGCTGGAGACTACCGAGAAGACCACTATCAAACTCACAGGCGATGATACCGAAGTCATCGGTCTGATGAAAGATGGGTCATGGTGGTGGAAGAATGCAAGTAAGGGAGAGTTCGGTAATCTCCCTATCGAACACGCCGATCAGTATGTAATCATGGTCGGTAATAAGCGAACGGTATTCACCGATCGCGAATTCTGTAAGTAGGAGGTAATCGCTATGTCTGAAGTAATTCGTGGGGCTAAGCAGATCAATGATCGTCTCCTCGAGTTGCTCGAGGAACAGGCGATCACCCCTGATCAGTTCACGGACGCCGAATCGATCATTATCGCCACGCCAGATGTGGAGATGATCCTCACCTATTTTAACGGCAGTCCAATAATCAACATCAAGGCCGGCGGCATAGACCTCGGCTTCTTCTAAGGAGTCCTCGTGGATATTCTCGAATTCCTCTCTGCGAAGTTCAGCGGTGAGTTGCTGGAACGTTTCAAATACCTCACTGAGAAGCAGAAGGTTCCGCTGGATCTGTTTCGTGATGAAGCTAACCAGGAAGTGCTTGCGCGCTACCTGATGGGCGAGATTGCTGAACTGATCAGCAAGCATGACAGCGAGAACGCTTGGATCGATATCTCGATCTACTCGTTCATGCTCCACATCCTCGGTGCTGAAACCGCGGGTGAAATCATCAGTACCTATCAGCGGGCAGCCTCGGAGGTCCCAGCAGTGGGTATCGCCCAGGCTCACGCTATCGACATCAGCAGTTTGGAATAGGAGTACACCATGGCTACATTTGTAGGCTGGGTTGTAATCATTGGACTGGGTCTTTACGGACTCAAAGCCCTGTACGATAAATACGGTAATAACGACAAGGGCTAACAGCATAGATGCCGGGGCTTAATCGCCCCGGCATTTTGATCTCTTTTATTTTGTTACAGTGACACATTATAGAATAGATGTCAACTTAGGAATTCGTGTCATGGCTTACGATCCACTCGACGCGTTACTGCGCATGGCGCTGATAGTCGAATACGTAAAAGATAAGAAGGAACAGAAGAAGAAACTCATCAAGTTATCCAAACGCTGCACCCGCTCTGTCCAGGAAGCGATGGTCAATAAAGTCATCGACGCCCCTGGCCGTAAAGAGATGGTCTATTTCCTTGCCGACGGCCTGCTCGATCTGTATGAATGCTCGACCGAGATCTCGAAGATGGGGCGACCTGGCTTTGTGATCTATGAGGGCGAAGCTATCCCTCTGGACATACAGCTGCGGGACCCTAAGGTAATGCGAGAACAGGATGGTAACAAGCATCCCGTCGAACACTACCGCAAGGACGTCGTCGAGGACAGGGCGTGGATAATTGCAAACGAGCATGAGATGGTGGCAGCCGCCGCTCACGCTCTGATGAACTTCCTTAACATAGAGCGAGTTGCATGCGAAGTCGTCCTGTTCAAGACCAGGGGCTTCTCAGGCACTCGTCAAAGCATCGAGGTAGAACGTGGTGTCGCAGGGAAATTCAACAAACGCATCGGTAAGTCGAACTACTACTTCTAATAGGGGATACGGATGTTGATTCGTCACTTCGGTAGAAATAAGTTTGGTCGCGATATTGCGATCGGCGATATCCACGGTTGCTGGGACCGTGTCGAGCGGGGACTCGAAGAGATCGGCTTCGATAAGCAGTACGATCGTCTGTTCAGCGTCGGCGACCTGGTAGACCGTGGACCCCAGAGCAGCCAATCGCTCTGGTGGTTGTCTCAGCCATGGTTCTTCGCTGTACGCGGCAACCATGATCAGTACGTCGTCGACTGGCGTCAACGCCCTGTAGACAAGTGGGTCTCTGAAGGTGGTTCGTGGTTCCAGAACTTCAAAGAAGAGCACAAAGATGAATGGGCTGCCGCGTTCGGCAAGCTGCCCATCGGGATGGAGATCGAGACTGAAGAAGGTCTGGTCTGCATCGTCCACGCTGACGTGATGTTCGATACCTGGGAAACCTTCAAGGAGTACCTCCACTCGAAGGATCACCGCATCGCATGGCTTGTGCGTAACGCCGTGCAGGGTTCTCGCAACCGCTACCAGATCCGTGATGAGCGCCCAGTGCGCGATATCCGCGCCTTGGTGGTCGGTCACTGCAAAGTAGCAGAGCCGCTGATCGTAGCGAACATCCACCACATCGACACCGAGGGTTGGAAGAAGGGTTACTTCACCTTCTACGACCTCGCTACCTTGGAGCCTATCCGTGCGCAAGCTTAAGCACTACTTCGGCGGTAACCGCAAGCTCACCAAGCGTGCGCTGGGTTACCAGCTGCGCCAAGCGTACAATCTCCTTGAGGCTGAGGTCCGTACCGTGACCGCCGCTGCTCTGGGCGATACGCCGTTCCGCGTCATCATGGGCAGCAATTACGGCCCCGCTGACTGGGCCATCGAGGTGAAGACCTTCGAAGGCTATGCGTGGATCGAGGGCACTGACCCTAACTTCGAGAAACGCATCCTCCAATACTCCAGCCATCCGCTTGAGGAGTTGGCGCCTCTACATCTGTTGGAGGGTCTTCGTTGATCACTCTGACCTATGGGGAGCTCTGGCTCCTCATTTACCTAGTCGGCGGCGTAATCACCGTCATGTGGGGAAACCTCCTGAAGGATCCCCGCTATGCGGAAGCCTGGATTCCGTTCGGGTGCGCCGTACTCTGGCCGATCTACCTCTTCTGCGGCATCATCTGGTGCGTCTGCAAATTCTTCTACGTCGTCTTCGATCTATTAAGGGACTAACATGATCATTCCATTCCGCTACAAATTCAGCATCGGCGTTCTAGTGTTTGTTCTTCTGGGTGCGATGTTGTTCGCCATGGGTGTGATCAATGACACCATCATGCTCGCGATCCCAGAGTTCCCGGCCACGGCCATGTTCTATATCGCTGTCTACAGCGCCGCCATTGCGTTCCCGATCGGCAAGTGCATCCAACGCTTCAGCGACAAGCTCGAAGCCATGTCCCGCACTCGACATGAACGCATCACCAGGATGCTGATGTCACAGTGGCTGAGTCAGAACATGCACCAGCTTCACCCTGGTCAGTACAAGCGCGGCGATAACGTTAAGATCTCTCTGACGTTCACCGTGGATGAATGGAAGACGATCAGGAATATGGCCTGATGTGTCGGTGTGGGAAGACTTGTAACTGTATCGACTGGACTGAAGCCAAGGGCGCATTGATCGCCTTTGGCATCGTCGCAGTCATCGTAGGCTTTGCCTGGTTAAGGAGCTGCTGATGTTTAGTGACGATGGTGGTGGTCCTTATTACCCCTCGGCGACATTCGAGGTGACCCCACCACCTCCGCCAGCATTAACGAGCTGGGAAGACAAGCAGAATATGTTTGACGCCGCATTAGGGCGGATGCTGGGTGCGCATCGACAACTGGCTTCCCAATTCGGCTACGTCGCCGGGATCTCAGCGATCGTACCGAAAGGCATGAAGGTTGGGGATAACTCGGTAATCCACCCTAATGTGAAGATCCCTCTCAAAAGCGATGGCGAGTTCTGCTACGGCAGGAAGCGCTTCGAAGCGGGCGGTCGGTGGTACGAAGCTGCGGTTGTCGTACATATCGCGACAGGCGACACCAAATGGTGGTGGTTGGATAACACAGAGCCGGAAGCATCTTCCCGACATGTGATCAACAACATCGGTTGGGGAACTAAGGTAGGGTAGTCCGTAACTTTTTACTGGCACATTGCCTTATATGTAAAGCACTGCCGCCGCATTAAGGGTTTGGATGTTCGGATCCTTCAGCGCCTTAGGTCTCGCATTCCGGCTCCTCGAACTCTCCGTCAAACG